TAATTTCAACGTCGATAGTCACACGTCCGTCGTTGACGCGATGACTGTCTGCCGTGAATGGATATTTATCTAAGCCCGAATCAAACACTCCAGAATTATCATCATTGATACGCAGCCAAAACCTATCTAGCCCAAGTGGCGTACTGATTTTTAGTTCAGAATTATTGAGATTTTGTATCATTTTTAGATTCTAGCCCATGGTCAAGTCAATATGAGCTAATTAACTATGGGCCTTTCTTGGTAGATTGACCAGTCTGCATTTGGCGCAATATTTGGCTTGACAGGGCTTAGATTCATGCTTATCACAATTCTTGGGATGCTTGAATTGTGCCTCGTGGTCATGTGATTTAGGTATGAATTAAAGATTGTAAGCATGCCTTCTTTTGGCTCAATCATCACGGAACTATTCATATATCCACACCAGTTTGCAGAAAATACCAGTGCGGCAGAGCCATCCGGAACCTGTGGATAATACGATACTGAAAAATACTCTTCCGGATATATGTGGTGTTTTTTGTGATGGCAGTGCGCCATAACGCTTTTACCTTTATCAAGAAGTATTGCCCATAATTCGTCAATTTGATGGGCGCGTCCACCAACCCTGTCCACTGCGGCAATCACTGCTTTTTCGAGTTTTTCAAACTCTTTGCTTCTTGGGCATACGGTGTCCTCGTATTGTATAAATCCGCTCCAGTTATACCGCTCATCACCAGACGGCACCGCATATCCATATTCTTGTATTTCATGTACAAGCTTTTTGTTGTCAATATCATTTAAAATTGTTGTAAATATACCCTGTGTTATGAGGGGTGTGTATGCAAGCTCTTCACTCATAGAAAAACTTATCTAACCCAAGTGCGGTCGGTGGGTTGTTTTTGTGCCACACATTGATAACCATTACTTCGCGTTTTCCGGACTTTGCTGGAGTCGTTGAATGAAGAACATGGCCTGCATCGAAATTAATAAACCTATTGCCCCTGTACGCAATTCTTTCTCTTTGCTCAATTGGAGAAATGTTGCGGTCAATGCTGTCTCGCTCAAGTATCATTTTTTGTCCGTCAACCAATACGGACTGATGTATCTCTAGAAATCCACCATCTTTATTATCGCAACCGTACCAAATTCCACCAGCATGTGGTCCAGAAAACGTCTTGGAATCCGCGTACAAAAACGTATCTTCGTCGACGTGGACATCCAAATATTGGCCGGGAAGATACGTCCTGGTCCAATATTCAAATCCCAATATCTCATCTTGTCGCGCTGGGAGTCTATTTTCCCATAGCTCCTTGATTACTCTTTTTTTTAGAGTGTTTGCTTCGGATAACCACCACCCATCCCAAAACATATACGGCGCAAAACAACTAGCTTTTTCATCGTGGTAGGAATTTAGCTCTGTTGCTATTTTCTCGCCTGGTCCCATCGATTCAGGGAAAAATAAGCAGTCCCCAAGCACATCAAGATAGAGATTCCTGCTGATTGCATCGTCCAATATCTGCATACATTCTTTTACAACCCTTCGATATCTGGAAAGCGAGCCCTGAGATACGTCATATCAAAGTCGAAAAACAAAACTAATCTATCTTTGTCTCCGTTGTGTCTGACTGAATGCATATATGGGCGACCGTCTTTAAATGCTAGTATTTTTCCTTCTTCCCAAGTTCTGCTTTTATCCCCTACTGTCAAAATACATTTTGGGTCATTGATTAATGACAAATGACATCTCATATGTTCATCTGCTCCAAAGTGTGGATTGATTGTTGTCCCTGGCTTAACCAAGCTGTAGAAAGCTCCAGAACATTGCCCCTCGTCTGCAAACTCATTAACTATTTTATTGAATGTTGGGAATTTTTTTCGAGAATCTTCGAGATGTTCTGGAATGGTTCTTTTTGTTTTCCATTTAAGCACTTTACGAATGTAATTAGTATTTGCCCATTGAACATTAATGTCTTCTTTTGGCATTGTTCCAGCTGCAAACCCCTCCCATACGCCGTCATGCAATTTTTCATTTCCCTCCCTGGCGCTGTCGGGTGTTGTGGCTTCGCGACTCGACTCTTTATCTATTTGTCCGCGGTTAGAAATGGCGAATTTGGGAACCGAAAACCTGGTAATGCTATCAGTCGTATTGTTGTTGTTGTGAGAATCCTGTACAAGGTATTCATCCCTTATTTTTATCCAATTTTTTTCAAGTTCAATACATACGGGTATTGTTGAGATTATCTCATCCCAAAACTCTGGAGTTTTATTTTTCATAGAAAAATACTAGCCCAAAACTTCAATTTTTAATGAATACAGTTTGTCCGTAACCGTTCGCTAGGTGGTATGTATAGCCGTCTTGCTCTTTAAGCAAATCATGCATTCTTGAATATGGGTGAATATGAAAGTCTTCTCTATACAGTTTTGTATTGTGATTTGAACAATCTATCAGCAATGCACCGCCGCTATTTAATGACGAAACCATATCCAAGAGCATCGAGTCGCTGCCAACAATTGACCACGCCCAAGCAACAATCATGTCAAATTTTTCAACTCCAAGGTCTTCGCGGTCTATTACGTCATATTCGTAATCATCTTGATTTCCCCAATCAATAATGCTCTCAGCATAAAACAAGTAACAGTTGTTCATTACACAAATCGTCGAGTTGGGGAACTTGGCTTTATAAACAGGAATCGCAAACATGTCGGCACTAATAAATAACACGGAATTCGGTTTATGCGTAAAAAGAATCTGCTCTTGTGCAATATGCTCACATTCAACTACTGCTAGCCACTCTGGTTCCATATTTTTGATTAGTTCATATATCCAGAAGGTATTAAGACCAGCAACTGCCACATTTCGCTTATCAATATTTATTGACGTTAGGTAATCGGATACATTTTCGCCAACCTCGGACATCATTTGTTTGAAGTCAAACCAACTTCCCAGAGATGTTTTTGAGCTCTGCTGGGTGACCATCGAGCTTCTAAGTGCAAAATTATCCATTTTGTGCCGCCGCCAATGCAACTTGTCTTTCAAGCCATAGGTGTCTAGCTCGATTAGTGAGTAGAAAGTTCTGTTTTCTTGTTAGGTCGCAAGCAGGCTTGCCCTGTTGATTGTACGTACTGCTACTCATGTGGAACGATTTTCTCAACTTAAAAAAAATGTCATCTATCTCAACGTCGGATATTTGATTAAATTCCACGCCAGCAATATACAAAATGGTCGCCAACTCGCGCTCTATGCTGTTAAGGTGCTCTGCTGCATCGTAGGCTCTTTCGCCGCCAGCACTCCTAGTCCGTCTCATCTTCTGCCTCCGCCCAATCTTCCATGTCTTCAACTGGGTCACTCCCGTATGGCGCCATTGGGTCGGCTCCCTGAAGTCTTTCACAAAAAATAGCAGCCCCATCCGGGAGTATAAAAGAAAATGTTTTTGGATTCCACTTCATAACATTTTCTTTGCGGTCTGGATTATCCATTGGGTTTGAGATGTCCGGCTCCGACTTTGACTGTTCTGGACAAATGTTGTATTGACCAGTGGCAATAGCGGCATCAACGAGTGCAATCGATTCCTTGATGAGTGGGGTAGGAACTTTCATGCGGGTATTCCTACAGCGCCGTATAGGTTTGTATCTGGTGAATTAAATTATTAAACGACTTGTATCTTGATGCGTCGGACTCTGGCGTCTCCGGGTTTACGAAATTTTCATCTAGTTCATCTGGATTAACACCTAGTATCAACGCGAGTACGTAAATGGAATATTCAAGATACTGCTTTGCCTCTTCTTTTGCGGCCTCTTTTTGTGCTGCTGACAATGCCATAATTATCTCGTTTCAAGTTTTTGCTTTATAAGGTTGTTGGCTCTTCTCAAATAGGCGACGCTTCGCAAATGTTTAACCTTGTCCGTTAATTCGTTTGAATCATTTGCATTTAAATGGGCATCAACTTCTTCTTCCGTAATTCCCGATGGGTCAACCCCTACCCTGAGAAGGATGCCAATCATGGTATTTGACTGCTGCTGCAACAGCCGATAGGCCGCAGCAATTTTTGCTTGTGGACTTACTCGATTAAAGTCCATTGAGTTAGCCTAGCTCAGCAAGCTTTCGCCTTATCAAACGGACGGCAGTGATTGAGTCATTAAGGTTATCAACATCAAATTTGTGTTCAGCATTGAGGTCAAATGTGTCTGGGTCAACACCATGTGAGATGAGACGGTCAAACAACAACTTCTCGGCATCACGCAAGCTTCTCTCATAAATGCCACGCTTCTCATTATTGGTTAGCTGTGTTGTGAATTCCATATTTTCTCCAATACTTTGGTGCAATTACAGTCAATTATAGCAGTGGCGGCTCTGCGAGTTTGGGCATACCCATGAACTCCGGACCTATTTTTTGTCCATCAGAGTCGAGTCCGGTTTTGATTCCCTTGGACCAAATCCACTCTCTGGATTTTTCTGCTTTTTCTTGACTGTACTTGACCCTTCTGTCAATAAATTCTTTATTTTCCCAAATGTTAAATGATTCAAATTCCACAGAACCCAGCAATCCATCGTCTTGTATGGTGAAAAAACAAATTGGAGAGCCGGCAGGGAAAACAACCTCTTCGCCAACTTTTGTAATTTTCCAGTTCATTTGAACTTCGTCCGGCCACCACCACGTAGGAATGGTGGCAGTCAAACCAACTGCTCCATCCGGGAAATAATTCGGGCTCCCAGAAATGACCGTCGAGTACGGCTGTTCTGTTTTTATTATCCAACCAAGTGTAAAAGATACCATTCCAATAATTGATTGTTGGACCTGACGGAATCCGTCTGACGAAAGTTCTCCCTTGATGACTCGCGGCACAGTGTTCCCACCATCCCAAATGACCACAACTTCTTCTTTTAGTTGCACCTCCCAGCCACTCACATTGGAAACAGTTACGGGGAGACATTGATATGCGTGTTTTTTGTGCGTGTCATCCATCCAGTTGCGCCTTATGCCAGCCTGCTTGATTGCTGGCGGATTTTGTCCAGATGGGCACAGCCCTATTTTTGTCATCCTTTTGGAACCGCCAGTTGCCCTGGGGTGTATTTAGGTATTCCTGCGCCGGGCGTGGCCGGTGTTCCATCAATATTTTCGCCATATCCATGCTTGTGGTTTCTGTCGTTGTAGTCAAACATTGTCACGGCAACGTATTTTGTGCCGCTTGTGACTGGTTTGGCGCCATGGGAATATATGTATGTCGATGGGAAAATCACGTTATCGCCAAACTCTGGTTTAATTGTGATGTTGAGATTTGGAAAATACAATTCTCCGCCTTCGTAGCCACTGTTCAAATAAAGACATGAGGAAACTGTGCAGGTATATGAAAAACCATGGTCCGTATGAACGCTGAAGTGTTCGCCTTCCTTGTATCTAACGAAATTAATTGCTTCCATAAAATCCATTTTTATGTTGTATCTTGCCTCGTAATCGGCTAGCGCAAATTTTAAGGATTCGGAAACATCATGATAAATGTTTTTTATTTCTAAAAATTCATCCTGAGCATTATCTGCGTGTGCTTGCCCAATTTTGCAATCGTGGCAATCTCTATATTCTGGCATTTTTGTTTGGTCACCGACAAGGGCTTCCATCCACATGTACGGAGCGGTTGTGCTTTCACCAATTGTTTTTTCAAGTCTTTCGACTACATTTTTTGCTTTTTCGCTGAGGGCGTTTCTGTAGAGAATAATTCCAAAACGTGGGTCGTCGACATGAAAAACTTGAATGTCTGGGCAAAGCATCTCTGTCATTTTTCTCTCCTTGTTAATCGTTAATCCAAAATTGCAAACCACATTGCGGAGGAAAGCCTAACACCAGAAACAACCCTATGCACACAGTGGGCATATCGGGCATCTCCCGGAAAGAATATCAAACTGCCAGCTTTTGGTTTTATTTTTATATTTTTGTTGACAAACTCAATCTCGCCCCCTTCGAACTCTGAGCCAAAATATATTACTCCGGATACGTCAAAATTTTCAAAATTTGGTTTTGGTTTCCCGTCAAGGGTTTCATTGTCGGCGTGTATTTCTGGTTCGTGGTTGTCTGTCCGCCTGACAAAAAATCCCGGATGAAATACGGACCAGTTGAGGTTTACGTTATAGGAGTCTTCAATCAATTTACCTGCGGCCATTGTTTCAACACGAATAGTGTTATATAGTTCTGAATAGCCTTCTTCTTTCATTTTCTGTGGGCTAAGCGATTCTTTCACATCAACCGACAATTGATTAATAAGCTCGAGAGAATCGTGGTTGATGAAGTTTAAAACTTGATAAATACCGTCTAGTTTTCTGCTTTTATCGGAAGACATTTGCTATACAACCGTATAGAACGATGGGGTCGTATATCTTTCTCCAGACGTAATCATTTTGACCCCATGCAGGTAATTCACATCACCTGGGTGGATAACTGCAAGACCAGGCTTGGGGCGCACGGTTATATTGTGCTGTGGATAGTAGAGCTCTCCACCGGTAAATTCATCGTTGTAGTAAAAAAGCGTATTTATGTCGTAGTCGACAAATGCATTTGGGCGCCCGTCATTTAGCTGTTTGTCTGCGTGGGGTTGTTGTTCTATGCCAGGACGCCACTTCATGATTACCGGCGGACGGACCGACACCTCAACCCCAAATATGGACTCAATAGTTTCTTTCATTTTGTAGATGTATTTATCTACTAGGGCATGTACTGCTGGGTTAAGTCGCAGCAAAATGTCACTGCTGCACTGTCTGTCATTCCAGTAATCGGCGTTATAAAGACATGTCCCATCCTCTGCATACACGCTTTCGGCCTCGTTATTCCACTCGCTGATGGTGGGGCAAAAGTCATGAATTATTTTTAAGTCAGTTGGGTCGATAAAATTTTCTAGAATGTGAATATTCTCTGGTCCGCTACCAAAATGCCCAGGTTTAATATTCCATGGGGATTCGTTATTTATTGACGGAGCAGACATGCTCATACAATATCAAATCCATTTTGCACCTATTTTCAATTTCTCTAATTTGCTGTGGGCTGGGCATCATCATATTTCTGACCGAAGAATTGACCTGATTTTTGCTAATACCACAGAATTGCACTCCAAACACATTATTTAGAACTTGATGCAAATAGCTATTTATTTTATCTCTCTCATAAAACTTGAATAATTTGATATTTTCTATTTTTTTTAACAACTCAGCCTCATCAGCTGGAAATGAACCTTCTTCGAAAATTATTGATTCTTCAATATTGCCTACAGTTCCAGTGGTTGTCTTAAGTTCAGCAACATCTTTATCCGTGAAAAGTTCGCAAAAATTTATCAATCTGCATGTTAAGTGCTTTGTTTGAAGGTTTCCAGATAATCCAAAAACGTCAGAAGAGAAGCAAAATAATTGATATTCTTCAAGAAATGCATCCAGTGTCTTGTTGTTAAATTCTTTATTGTTGCTGGCCGCACGATATGCCGCAACACTTATAAAGTGGTCAATTGGTTCGCGAACTACAGAAAATGTTTTTATCTCGTGATTTTGGAGTATGGGATTTAAAGCAAAATGACCAGAGATAAATCCATTATTTTTTAATTTCTCATGGTTGTAGATGAATTCAAATATCCCCGGCCAAGCCATGTTGGCATCGATTCCAAAAGACTTCTGCATGGCATACAGTATGTTTGTCCCCCCCGTCCTTGGAATATGAAGATGGTAGAGCTTAGGTTTTCCCAATAACATTGTTAATTAACTTTCTGTGTTTTTCGGGAACCCAAAAATGCGCCGATGTGTATCTGATTCCTTGGAGTATCTTTCTAACACCATGTAGGTAGTATCTACTGGATGGAAAATAGATTAACATGCCAGCTTCTGGGGTAATTTCAAGCTCGTATTGAGGAAAATATATCTCTCCACCAATAAAGTTCTGGTTCAAGTACATGACCGAACCATAGTCCACAATATATGTGCCATTTGGACTGCCATCGCGGTTTTCCCCATCTGCGTGCAGTCCCTGTTCTTCTCCGACATCCCATCTACGTACTCCTGCTTCAGCTGGTTCTAATGGTCTACCAAATTTAAACTCAATTTGTTTTTGTATTTCGTCAACGTAACCCTTCATCGTGTCATACAGCTCTGGGTTTTTGGCTTTCATGTATTTTGCTGTTGATATTTTGTCTTCACCACCAGCTGACCATGTTTCCCACTCGTTGATGGAATAGCAGTATTTATATAGTCTGCTCAAGTCGTCAGCTGAAATAAAATTTCGAACGATGACAATGTTATTTGGGTCTGCCGCTCCGGCGTTCATATCTACTTGCCAAGAAATGTCTCTATATCTTTGCTAATTATATGAAGAGATACTTCAATGCCTTTTCTTTGAAGAAGATTTGGCCATGATTTATCTCCATATGCCTTGTATGCATCTTCGTTTTCTGGTGAGGGGTCAATTTTTGGATTATGGTTTCGACGTCCATCATTGGTCCAAGACTCTGTAATCCATGGGAATGTTTCCCCATTGATGTTTCTTTCCCCAAGAAGAAATCCGTTTGCGTATCTTTTTATTCTTGTTCCTGTTTTATCAATCAAAAACTTTTCAAAATTTCCACGCAACGGGTCAAAAGCTTTTATTTTTTCTGGTTGTTTCAATTGACCGCTTTCGTCCATTTCTTCTGCGTATGACCAAGGTATTACCTCATTGTGGTATGGAACACCATTTGGCTGAAGGTCTGCTTTGTATGCCCCTGTCAAATACCACCAAAGTTCATGTTGTTCTTGAATTTTTTCTTTCCCCGGAACGTAGCCAGGGTCATAAGTGTGTTTATCAAATCTTCCATTTGTTAATTCGGAAAACTTGTACGTGGTTCCAAAATTGTCTTCAGCATATTTTTTTGCCACTTCTCCTGGGGTCAGATTTAAACTATTTTGTTCTGCATAGGCCATCAGTCCATTTTGAAATTCTGGATATCCGTGGCAAACAAAGTCGTCAACAACTATGGCAATGATATTAAAATTTGGTTCGTGTTTATACATCTGGTTAAGTTCTTCAATGACTGAGTGTTGCGGTATGTTCCCGCACCCAGCAGCAACATTAAATACAAGTGTCACTTTGCCTTTTTGTTTACTCAAAATATCTGATTCTTTTCCGTCAGCAGAGGACAACTTAATGTCATAAATAGAAACTGGCAATATGCGCTCGTGCCATTCTGTGTCGTTTTTAATCGATTCCGATACACAATGTTTTGCTATTTCTGGAACTCCATTTTGCAATTTTGTTTTAGAAATAAATTCATTTACGGTTGTTGCTGTCATGGTTGTCTCCATTTTGTATCACTTAAATCCTGGTGGGAAGAACGGTGGGAAGTATGGGGGGAAGAACGGCGGGAAGAATGGAGGGAAAAACGGGGGAAAGAACGGCGGGAAGAACGGTGGGAAGTATGGGGGAAAGAACGGCGGGAAAAATGGTGGGAAGTACGGCGGGAAAAAGGGCGGGAAAAATGGTGGGAAGTACGGCGGGAAAAAGGGCGGAAAGAATGGTGGAAAGTACGGCGGAAAGAACGGTGGGAAGAACGGCGGGAAGTATGGAGGAAAGAACGGTGGGAAAAATGGAGGAAAGTATGGTGGGGTTACGGAACTCGATGCGCTTGAATCATCCGATGCAACGCCATAGTTTGTAGTGGCTTTGACAGTAAATGTATAAGCTGTTCCAGCAGTCAATCCAGAAACCGTTATTGGAGAACTACTGCCGGTTCCTGTAAGCCCGCTTGGAGAACTTGTTGCCGTATAGGTGACTGTTCCTTTGCCAATGTATGTTGATGCAGTAAAAGCAACACTGACTTGCTGAGCATTATTTCCTGCTGTGTTATTGGTTTGGGCTACGGCGGTGCCAGAAACGTTGGTTGGCGTTGTTGGCTTTTTGCCACCAGTATCTTTCGGATTGGTTCTACCGGCCATAAATTACGCTGACACATCTCCAACGAGAACCCAAGTATTTTCTGCTCGCTTAATGAGCGTAGCATATGACCATTGAGCTCTAAGTTTCAAACCTGGAGTTGCATTAATTGTTACGCCGCTGGTTGCGACAACTGTTGTCTGGCCAGCACCAGTTTGAAGAATGTTGATTTGTGAACCAACAGCAAATGCAACTGAACTGTTTAGCGGAACTGTCAAGTTATTTGCAGAAGCCTTGTTCATCTCTACGATTTTGTTTTTATCAGCCAACACGAGTGTGTAACTGTCTGTCTGCGCATTGGTTGACACATCTGCCAATTTGCCCAACTCAATCGCAGCCGAAGCATTTATGTCTGCATTGACAATCGTGCCGTCAGCAATCATTGTGCTGGTTACTGTGCCGGTATCCGCAACGGTTACTGCGGTTCCTGAAATCTTCGTTTTATCAATTGCCGCAGAAGCGTTGATATCGGCATTGACAATCGTGCCATCTGCAATCATTGCAGAAGTTACCGTGCCAGTATCGGTCGTTTGGACGACTGTTGCGCCGACGGCGATGGTGGCTGTTGAACCCTCGCCTGCGGTGTGGGTTACTGAGATGCCCGTTCCTGCCGAAACATCTGCCATGTAATTTCCAACCGTGTCGGTTGCAAGGTTGATGGGGTCGTTTACCCACGCGGTGCCGTTCCACTTGAGGAAATCGCCAGAAGCCGCAGATGTGATGGTGACATCGCCGACATCATCAAGGGTGTTGATTGTCGGAATCGAGGCATTAACCCACGCGGAGCCGTTCCACTTCAGGAACTCGCCGTTGGCAGCGCTGGTAATTGTGACATCACCAATATCGTTTAGCGTTGCTGGCGTCAGCGATGCGGCGTACGTCTCGGTTGCTATGTTGTCGTAGGTTGTTCCGTCCGTGGTTATTTCCCACTTGTCGCTGGTCTCGTTCCAGCGAAGAAGAACATTTGTGGAGGAACCGCGCTCGATTTCGATTCCCGCGTTCTCCGATGGGGCGCCAGAGGCATTGCTGTTGAAAACGATGATGTTGTCCGCCAACTCAATCGTCTCTGTATTGACGGTGGTCGTGGTCCCCGAGACGGTCAGGTTGCCCGTGACCGTCAGGTTGTCGTCGACGGTGACGGTTCCGCCAGCCGAGTCAATCGTGAGGTTGCCTGAAGATGTGTCAATCTCGCCAGCGGCGGTGAGACCGACCTGGACGTTCCTGATGCTGAACGAACCGTCTGGCTTTACGAACGAATTTATCGTGTAGTCATGGGACTGCCAGGTTTGTATCTTGTTGCCAGAGGCGGCATACTCGTTGGCGGTAACCATGAGTCCTCTTTGGGTTGCGCCATTCGTGCCATAAATTTCAACGGTGCCGCCACCGCCATCGCCCGTGAAGCCAGAGATTCGACCCCCGCCAGTCAGCGAGAAATTGCCGTATTGACTTACCGTCAATCCAGAATTCATATGATTACGCACAAGGAGAAGACTTGGTCCGTTGCCGTCGGCGAAGGAGGCTTCTGATGCCCTGACGGTCAAGAATGCTTCTTGTTGCCCATTCACGTTTGGAATTGACGTTGCGGTTGTACCAGTGATTCGTATTTGGTTGCTCGTGTTGATGTTGCCATTGACGGTCAAGACGTCATCGACGGTCACCGTGCCGCCAGCCGAGTCAATCGTCAGGTTGCCCGACGTGGTGTCTATTTCCCCAGCGGCAGTGATTCCGACCTGGACGGCATCGAGCGTCGCGCCAGCGAACGTCGGGTTGGCATTCGTGGCGACAGATTGACCGATTGCGATGGTTGGCGTTGCCGTTTCTCCAGAGTTGTCAGTGAGCGTTACACCCGTACCAGCAACGAGGCTCGCTACGTAGTCACCAGTCGTGTCGGTGCCCAGCGCCACCGAGTTGGGCTGAATGGTCGCGGCAATTGATGCATTTGCACTCCCATTGAACGAAGCCGAGCCAGTTACGTCGCCCGTCAACTCAATTGTTCGCGAGGTGGCGAGCGTTGTTGCCGTGTCTGCATTGCCAGTGACGTTGCCGGTCAATGGTGCGGTAACACCCGCAAAAGTTACGGTAGAACCAGTACCCACTGCCTGACCGATTGCAATCGTCGGGCTAGAACCTTCGCCAGGTGTGTGAGTGACGGTTACACCAGTTCCGCCAGTTACATCAGAGACGTAATTGCCTGTTGTGTCAGTACCAAGAGCAACGCTATTTGCCGCAATCGTTGCGGTGATTGACGCATTGGCGGAGCCATCGAACGAGGCAGAACCAGTGACGTCGCCAGTCAGTTCAATCGTTCTTGAAGTGGCAAGGGTCGTTGCGGTGTCTGCATTGCCAGTGACGTTGCCAGTCAACGGCGCGGTGACGCTCGCGAAAGTGACGCTAGAGCCAGTACCGACTGCCTGACCAATCGCGATTGTTGGGCTAGAACCTTCACCAGGGGTGTGCGTGACAGTTACGCCAGTTCCAGCGCTTACATCGGAAACATAGTTACCAGTTGTATCAGTTCCGAGAGCAACACTATTTGGTTGAATCGTCGCAGTGATTGAGGCGTTCGCTGAACCATTGAATGATGCCGAACCAGTGACATCGCCAGTCAATTCAATTGTGCGTGATGTAGCAAGTGTCGTCGCCGTATCAGCGTTGCCCGTGACGTTTCCAGTCAACGGTGCGGTCACGCCCGCAAAGGTCACGGTGGAATCAGTGCCCACTGCTTGACCGATAGCGATAGTTGGTGTTGCTGTTTCTCCGGAGTTGTTACTAAGTGTTACGCCAGTACCAGCAACAAGACCCGCAACATAGTCGCCAGTTGTATCGGTACCTAGTGCCACCGAGTTGGGTTGAATGGTCGCTGTAAGTGTTCCGCTTCCAAGGTTTGTCAATGTAAGCGAACCAGAAAGGTCTCCATCAAGAGTCACAACTGGAGAAACACCCGTAATTGTTGGATTATTTATTGTTGGCGATGTAAGTGTTTTGTTTGTTAACGTCTGCGCATCAGAAAGTGTCGCAACAGTCGCAGTATTAATACTTAAAATATTTCCCGATTTGGACAATCCATTTCCTGCTGTGATGGTGGCAGTTCCAGTAAATTGCGTAAAATTTACTTCGTCTGTTCCAAGAATGTGTCTTCCAATTGTCCCTGTTCCACTTTGATTTTCCGCTGTTCCAATTGAATTAACAATGAATCCATTTCCCGCATTTATGGCGCCATCAAGTACAAAAAATGCGTCTCCTGGTTCAATGTAATTATTAACTGAGTCAAAATCAGTTGCACGAGTAAGTTGGTATGTAGTACTTACAGAACCTTGTACAGTTACAACATAAACACCGTTATTCTGCGGAGTGGCTTGGTCTTTTACAAGTATTCTATTTCCATTTGAAGCGTTTGTTCCGTCAACTTGCAATCTTGCGTTTGTTGTTGCGGTAAGCGTCGCACCCTCACCGCTTGTGCCGTTGTTATAAGTTGGCGAATTGGGAAGAGCTGCAGCGGTTGCAAGGTTAACAGCATCATGAAAATTTATACCTGCTGCAATATTGTCTACATAGCTTTTTGTAGTGGCGTCGGTAGACGCGCTTGGGGTGCCCGAAAGCGTCACTTTTGCGAAGGTCGGGCTATCGGTAGTACCGACAGATTGACCAATGGCGATAGTCGGCGTTGCACCTTCACCAGAGTTGTTGGTGAGTGTTACGCCAGTTCCAGCGACCAACGATTCAACATAGTTTCCGACCGTGTCAGTACCCAGCGCGACAGAGTTTGGCTGGATGGTTGCGGCAATTGATGCGTTTGCTGAACCATTAAAAGAAGCCGAACCAGTGACGTCGCCCGTCAGTTCGATGGTTCGTGAAGTAGCAAGTGTCGTTGCCGTGTCTGCGTTACCAGTTACGTTGCCGGTAAGTGGTGCGGTTACACCGGCGAACGTGACGTTCGAGCCAGTTCCCACTGCCTGACCAATTGAAATCGTTGGTGTTGCGGCTTCGCCAGAATTGTTTGTAAGTGTTACACCGGTGCCAGCGACGAGCGACTCCACGTACGAGCCGACGGTGTCCGCGGAGAGATTGACGGCGTCGTTAATCCAAGCAGTTCCGTTCCAGCGAAGGAAGTCACCGTTCGCGGCGCTTGTAATCGTTACATCGCTAAGGTCATTTAACGTCGAAAGAGCAATGGGTATAGACGCATAAGTAAGTGAAGTCCAAGCAGTGGTGCCGTCACCAATCTTGAGTTTCTTGGTGTCTGTTTCAAAACCGATTTCACCAACATAAAGAACTGGATTATTGGACGTCCACGAAGCAGCGGTTGCGCGCTTGAGTTGAATTCTTGCACCCGACATTATAACGTCCCTCCATCAAAACTAAAAATCAAATTATTCGTCACTTCGGCCTCGTCTATTTCAAGAATACCACCGTCCAAATCGTCAACGGTCAAAGCCCTATCCTCTGGATTCAGCAACCACTTTTCCCCATCCCATGTCCATGTTTTTGCTCCAGATGAGTGAGTGTCTCCAATTGATGGAGAATTCGGGAAATTTATTGGCATTAGGCGATGCCCCCTATTTCAACCCAAAAAGAGTCGTAGTAGACAAAGGTTTTTGCCGTACTTGAATCAAACCACAAATCGCCTTCGGTAATGTCTTCTGTTGGAATTGTGTCGGAAATTGTGATGCTTGCTCCGCCGCCGCTGACCTGTTTCCAGGCGCCGTTGGTCCTGAAATAAAAATCTTCGTTTGTGTTGTCGACGACCAATGCGCCGTCGGGGAGTGCGTCAACTGGTTCTCCGCTGACTGTCTTGGTCACCAAACCCAAGAACGCCCTGAATATGTCGTCGGTGGCGAGGGTGTTTGCCGAGTCGCGATACAGGTTCACATCCCCAGAGACTGAACCAGTTCCCCAAGTGAGTCTGCCACCAGCCTCAATTTTCAGTCGGGAAAAAGAATCTTCATCAACAAGAATAGTTATTGCATCTGACCCAGCAGACGACAACTCTTTGATGGTAATTGGAACTGTAAATTTTTGTGCCACGACCTCAATCGCTTTCGGTTTCTTCTGATTGACCCCTCAAGGTCAATGTTTGTTAACCAGTTACAACCACCGTGTACGCGTCTGTGGCGGGTGCGGTAGCGAAAGTTACAGTCGCCGTGTTGACGCTGGTTCTTGCCACGTCCGCAAAGACAGTATCGTATGGAGAATTTGTCTCAACAACCTGAATCGTCAGATTCCTTGTGTTCAGGTTGTGGGTTATGGTAAACGAAGCAGATGAGTTGTTGCCAATCGTTTGAGTTACGACGCGAGCCAACGAAGGAACGGATGTTGACCTTGTGTCAGCATCACCGCCTGCGGCGAGGTTTGTTCTTGCGTCCGCTTCCGACGATGCGTTGGTACCACCATGCGCGATGCCGACATCTGTGGCAGACCACGTGCCAGTAGTGATTGTCCCAAGAGTCGTGATTGTTGATTGACCGACGTAGGTAGCGGCGATGTCGACCGCGTCTGCGGTGACCGTAATTCTGTTCGCAGTCCCAACGACGTTGATGGTGTTGCCATCCTTGACCAAACCATCACCAGAAATAAACGAACCAGTACCAGAGAATTGCGTCCAGTTAATTGCATCCGTGCCGACAGTAAGCGGTCCATTGGATGAAATGGCAAACCCGTGGTCTGCGTTCGTATCACCTTCTTCAACGAACGTGAATGTGCCGCCCGAAAGTTCGCCAGTGTCCGCAGTTCCATTTGCATCAGAAGAACGAGAAGCGGCACCAGAGGCAACGGCGACATAGATACCGTTCTCGGATGCGGTAAGTTGGTCCTTGACGAGAACTCTGTCGCCAGCGACGAGAGTTACTCCATCGATTACGTCGCCAGCCTCAAGGTCCGTGGCGAGATTGATTGGCGCCGTCGTCGCTGCGCGCACCGACTTCTTGACATCGAGACCCTGGCGAGCAGCGTCAACGTAAGACTTGTTGGCGGCGTGGGTGTCCTGTGTCGGGGTGCCGACATGAATCCTTCCGCTACCATCACGCTTGGCGAGTGTGCCGCCAGTTATGTCCGCTGTTGCGGCGGTTAGGTCGTTGAAATGCGCGGCGGTTAGCAAGCCCGCGCTGTCCGCATCGGCAAGATTGAGCGTGATGGTAATCGTGCCGTTTTCTTCGTTGAGTGTTATCGCATCTGTGTGCGCGCCACCCTTGACGACATTGTGGAGCATCTTTCTCCACGCGGAACCCGAATAGACCTTGATGGTGTCTTCGGTTGAGTTGTAGATGAGGCGACCCTCAAAATTGCCCTGACCAACACCAGGGTCAGACGCAAGGACCTCAAACGTGGCATTAATGAGTTGGTTCTGATTAAGGTTTAGATTCGTCAAGAACTTCTGAGCCATGTTTACCTCACGTCAAATAGGCGTAACCCGAGAAGGGGGCCGAAAACAGTACAACCACCTGCGAATTACTGTTATATGTTACCTCACCAATGACCACCGTATCTGCAGAATCGACCACAGTTACTTGTGGCTTTCCGCCAAGCGTATGGTTTATCACCCACGTGTTTGATACAGACTGTTGGGCGTGAATATGTCTTCTTACATTTGCCCCAGCAGAACCCATCCGTACAACAACTTGATTTGGAGCATCTTGATTTACGACTACTTGATTTGCTGTATCTTCATTAACAATGACATTGTTTGGGACATTGCTCATCTTGTTACCTCAGGGCTGAGGGTAAAAATGCCTTGAAGTATTCTTGACACAATCCCATCGTTGGAGATTATCTCAATGTCATAAACTCCACTGTGTTCTACTGATGCAGTAACAGATGCAGAAACATCAATTTGTATAACATTTGTTTGTTCTTCTAATGGATTTATTGTCAAGTTACCGTTTTCGGTTGTCAACTCAAGTAAAAAGTTTTCTGATTCCATAGTTCTTCTTACTTGCATCCTTGCCGTATAGTTTTCCAAACTTAGAGGTATAAATGTATTCCCGGTAGGGTCTGCCTCTATGTCAGGTGTTTCAAGTTCAATAGTTCTTACAAACGTTGAGCCCTGTTCGCAAGTGATGTTGTAATTTCCTGCCCTCATGTACGAGCGCTCCTAACTATTTTCAATACAAATTGTAGATTAGGAATGCACCCCAAAAGGTGCAGTTTTCAGACTGCGGAGGCAGAACCCTTATTTGGACCAACATTTTTTAGCCCCATGCTCATCGCAACCGAAAGAGCAACGGCAACTGCGCCAACTTTAAGATTGTCTGTTGAAACAAGTCCATCAAAATCAGCACCAGTTGCAATCCATGCACCAAGATAGCCCTGAAGAAATGTTCTCACTGCTCTCTCTGCTGTATCTTTAACAAATGTTGACATATTTTTCTCCTACTGCTTAGTTATTTTTGGGCAGCATTACGAGCATATCACATTTCTTGATGACATTATTTTTGAAATAACATACAGGTGATGAAAAAACGACATAAACCAACAATTGCATTTTTGACACATGATTGGTCGTGGGGAACTGACCCGTTACAACCAAACGGATGTGCTTGGTATAGATGTGTTTTGCCGTCGCATGAATTAAATAAATTGGGATGGAATACAACAGTTGGATTTCCCGGATTCAATTCAAAACGTGGTTTTGGTTTGTTGATTGAAGGCAACCGAGCTGTTCACGGATGGGACATCGTTGTATTTAAACTTTTAATGCAAAAAGAAGTTCTTCATTCAATACCAATTGCTCAATCGCTTGGACAAAAAATAGTAGTTGATGTTGATGATTGGTTTGATGGTTTGTCAGAATCAAACAGAGCACATTCGGTTACGGACCCTAAAAATAATCCAAATTCAAATAGGGAAATTTACAAACAAATAATTCTTTCAGCAGATGCGGTAATAACATCTACTCCTTTTTTGTATGATTACTACTCCAAATTGCGTAAAAATGTTTTTATGGTAAGAAATGGAATTGATATAAATCGCTGGAAAAAACGACAAATAAATTCAACAAAAAAACTTAAAATTGGATGGGTTGGAGCAACGCATTGGAGGTCAAATGACCTTGAACAATTAAGTTCATTTTTTGGTTCATACATACAATTGCGAAATATTTTATTTCAACATTCTGGACACTTGCTAAACGCACCAAAGGCATCGGATTTGTTGGGCGTAAATGAAAAATTTACAAGACTAAAGCCCCTTGTTCCAATACTTGAATATCCGGTTCTGTTTCGAGATATAGATATTGGAATAGTTCCTCTTAACAATATTGAATTCAATCATGCAAAATCGTTTATTAAAGGTCTTGAATATGCAGCTTCTGGAATTCCGTTCGTGAGTTCTTATTCACCAGAATATCAATATTTATCGGATAATGGTATTGGGAGAATAGCTAGGTCCACAAGTGAATGGGTTTATCATTTGGATGAATTACTTGATTTGTCTATGTTGAAAGATGAAGTAGAGACAACTACAGAAATATTACCTAAATTTTCAATGTCGCAAAGAGGAAAAGACTGGAACAATGTATTCAGAGAAATATTGGAACATTAATAAATAGTCTTAAATAATGTTCTGCTAATATTGGTACTTCCTTCTTGGAGGCTCCATGCTTAAACGGCGCCGCCGTGTCAATAAATCTGCGATTATTATGGCCATCCCAGCAGTCTTTTCTTTGCTGTTTTCGTTTTTCGGTTCTTCAAATCCGGCAATCGCCACGGCTAACTGCAACACCGCCTACTCTGCTTCCAACTTTGTATTCGGCGGAGTCGGGCAAGACAATGCTGGCACGATTCGACTGACCCCGGCAGCGGGCGGCCAGTTCGGCGCCATCTGGAACAAGACCCGCATCAACCTCGCCAACGACTTCTGCCTCACGGCTGAGGTATACCTCGGCGCATCGGACGGGGGCGCGGACGGGATGGCGTTCGTCATGCAACCGAATTCAACGGCGGCTGGCGGCTCGGGCGGTGGTCTCGGATACCAGGGCATAACTCCGTCTTTTGTGGTTGAGTACGACACCTACTGGAACAGCGATGTTTACGACCTGTACAACGACCACGTCGGGTTGATGAAAAACGGAAGTACCTACCACATCGCCGCTTCGCAGTGGGGTCAGAATCCCGTTGACGTCGGCAACATCGAAGACGGTCAGTGGCGCAAAACAAAAATTTTGTGGGAGTCAACGACCGACAAGGTCTCGGTCTGGCTTGACAAAAACTATGACGGCGACATGGACGATGCGGGCGAGAAGTTGTTCGACGCAGTCTCGGTGAACCTTGAAGCCAACTTTAGCGGGGAGGTTTATTGGGGTTTCACTGCCGCAACTGGTGGGGCCAACAACCTTCAACAGGTGAGGAACATCACCTACACGGGAACCGCCCGAGTGAACACCGCTCCGACAGTAGCCACCGCGCCGACAATTGCGGCTTCAATCATCCGGAACACGGCGACAACTGCGTCATTTGTTTTGGCTGATGATGCAACCACTCAGGCACAGTGGACTTTCACAAAATCTTCAAGTAACGCGACGGTGGTTCCGCTTGGTTCTATATCGGCATCTATGTCGAGTGCGACCGCCGGAACTATCACAATAACTGCGGCGACGGCAGGTACATCAAATGTGACGGTAAACGCGGTTGATGCTGACGGTGCCTCGGTTGCGATGACCCTCGTAGTGACGGCGACGGCCCCTTCACTCGAGGTGACCAGCCTTCTTGATGATGGTTCAAGCGGAACCTTGCGCTGGGCGATAACACAGGCAAACGCTACCGCGGGTGGCATTTACGACTCAATTGCTTTCGGGGTGCAGGGCACGATAACGCTGACGAGCGACCTCCCATCAATAACGGCAGGCGTGGTGATTACGGGTACTGGAATCAATACCACGATTATCGACGGGAACAATCTTTACAGAGTCATCACGAACAGCGGCAGTAGAACAATCATCATTGAGGACATGACCCTCAAGCGAGGCAAGAACGCGGCCGGTGGCTTGGTCAACACGAACGGCGGAACCTTCATTGTCGACTCGGTGAAGTTCAGCGAACAGACGGGTAACTCCGCGTGGTTCCAGTCGAACGCGACCGTCACGACCTTCGAGGACTGCGTGTTCGCCAACAACCACGTCGGCATCGGCTCGGACTACGGTTCCACCCCGTCGTCGCTCAGCATGGCGGACGCCGACTACACGAACCGAATCTACATAAACGACGGGATTTTCACGGACAACACCACGGGGATAAGCACCGAGAGGTTCGTGAAGATAACCAACTCGGTGTTCACCAACAACACCACCGCCGCGTCGCTGAG